AGGGTCGTAGCGTCGAACCCTTCCCCGAATATCATCATCGCGATAGTTGTCGATAATGCGTTGTGAGTAGCGGACGAATGATAGAGGTCGACGAGGTATTGCGGGAAGAGGTTGTCATCTCCGTAATTCACGAAGCCCATCTTATTGGCTGTCTCCCGATAGGATCGCTCTTCGTATTGGTTGAGTTGTATTAATTCCATTACTGGTAATATATGTAATTATCGGGGATGGTGATGTCGGGTATATCGTACCCAATCGCACCCGCTACGTTGAGAGTCCCTTGTTCAAGCAGTCCAACAACCGAAGCATCGGTCGGATTCAAGTTGTTCGTGCTGTTCTGCCCGTATGCTTTGTACGTGTAAAGCCCTGTCTCGGTGAGGAGGACACGGCTTGAGACCCCGAGAGGTTGATTCGTGTAGACGCTTATCTTCGTATATCGAGCGTTGTCGACTTCGACATCTCCGATAAATGCGTGGTTGTCCGTGCTTGCCATGTTCTCCAAAATTATGAGATAATTCGTGAACGCGGCAAAGTCTTTCTTCATCTCTGCGAGCGTCAAATAAATGAACTGCTCGTCTGCGCTATTTGGGTTGAGGTGTATCATGATGAATCAAAAAAGGGAAGGCTATTGCCCTCCCCCTTCCTTTATATTCTAACCAAAGAAAATGAAATCAAACTCCAGCTTCGAAAGTAATATCGGCATCTGTTGGGTCAACGAATGGAGCTGGGATAGCCTCTTCCGCTGTCAATTGGATTTGATAGCCGTTAAAGTCACCCTTTGCCGTTCCTGTGCCTACGGTGCCTCCTGTCGCTTCAGCGCCTGTCGTGTGACCCATCGCGAAATAGTTATCATTGACATCCTGCACGATGACCGTCAAGCGGTTTTTTAGAACGTCAGCAATTTCAACGCTATCCGCTGCGACCAAGTTAGGCATGGACAACTCGAGAACCTGAGAATAGAAAACAGTACCATTCTCAACCGATGCGTTTACCGCTTGTTGAAATGAACCGGAGTTCTTTGTAATCTCAAAACCATAGACCGTGATATCGGCTCCCGTAGCCGCTGCAATTGTGCCATTTGTAATGGTACCCCAATCGGTTGATGCGAATTGCTTAATCCAAACGCGCTTGATTCCCCCGATCTTATCTTTGCAGGGAAACGCCCTGCCGTTAATTGTTAATGAACAAGCCATATTTTAGGGAATTAAGGGGAGGGATTTAACGCCCCTCCCCGAATGAATTACGCTGGAATCTCTTGTCGCCATACAGCCAACCCGTCAAGGTCAACGACTTGCGTACCGCCTGAGAACTTCATGATTACACGAGTAACGTCGTCACCCGTTACACCTGTCAAATCCAAGACAGATGCCTGAATGTGATCGGTGAGTAAGTCGGTTCCGAAATACAAGTTGTCAATCTTCGAGATGAGCAAACAATCGTCAGGGAAGCCGCCCGGAGTAATGATGTCATAACCAGCGTAACGAGCAACCAATCCATCGTTTAAGAATGGGAGGTTGTGCGTAGCTGCAAGAGCTTGATAATACAACTGAGCAGATGCACGAGACATGAAAATCTTCGTGTTCGGGTCTCCTGCAATTGTCGCAGGGGCACCTTCAGAGCCTCCCGTGATAAGCGCAAGAGCGGCAAGGATGCCGACTGAAGTAGATGCCACCGTCGCAACTCCCAAAGGAAGGGCTGAAGTGGTTTCGCGGTCGGGCGATCCAGCTACGATGTTTTGAATGATACCTGTAAAGCTTGCGTATGGTGCAGCTTCTCCGAGGTCTTTCTTCCAATTACCCGCCCAGATGTTGTGTTCTACACCTTCGGCGACTTTCGCGGCTACGTATTGAGCGACATAAGTTGTGAAGTCAGCGGGAGCCGATGAAGACTGTCCGCGCATTTGCATTCCTTCCCAAGTCGCGCGAAGGTCTTTATTGCAAACTTGCTCATTTACTTGGAGAGCGTCTGCCGTCAAGACAGCCTCACCCAAAGTCAAAGAGCCTGAACCCGTAAATTCACAAGTAGCAGCGGCAAGCACTGTACCTGAGAACTTGCGGAGCACCGCTTTTGAGTGTACGTTTTCAATTGTTGAAACGTAATTATTCGCGATTGTGTCCGCAGACAAAACCGCAGCCGCAACGTAAGGACGTGCCGCTTCGCCAGCATATGTGCCGACTCCTACTGTAGCGTTAGCCATTATTTAGAGAATTGATTGTGGATCGCGGCAACGCGCTCCGTGATTGATAAACTTTTCAAATCGACAGAAACAGGTGCTTCCATCTTTGGTGCGCGTGCGATGCTTGGAGAGGCTTGCTTGCTCAACTCCGTAATCTTCGCGTCCCGCTCTTCAATTTGTGAAGAGAATTCTTTCTTCGTTGCTTCGATAGCTTCGGCAATCATGCCCTCAACAGCTTCTCGGGTCAACACCTCAGATGAAGCCTCGACTTCTTCCGCTTTCATTTCTTCTTCCTTCTCCTCTTCGGCTTCGACTTCTGGTTCTGTTGTGGCTTCGTTTACCTCAACAACGGCACCTTCTGCCACGACGAGCATTGAGCCGTCCTGCAATTGATAGTCTCCATCCGGGAGAGGGATTCGTTCGCCTTCGTCATTCACGACAAAAGCAGAAACACCGACAGCGAATGCGTCCGCGTCAGTCATAATTTCTTGACCGCTTTCAAGGACGGCTGTTGCCATCAAAGCGACCTCTTGTTTTTCCTCCTTCTCTTCGACAGCGAGTTCGACGCTGTACTTTTCGAAGATATCGGAGATGCGTTCTTTCAGAGTCATCTTCTGGGGTTTTTATATATAACGATTTAAGAACCTTAATCCTTACTCGTTAGTTGGTTTTTTACAAATTCAAGTCCGAGTTCAATCTCGATAGCCGACAAAAGCTCCAATTCTTTCAGCTTGGATTCCGACCAAAGAAGAGCAGCTTTCCCGCCCCAAGCCATGTACATAAGATAGCCGCATCCGTCAGAGAATGAGGTGGAGGATTCAAGGTCGGCTTCATGACGGATTAAATATGACCGCATTCGCTTGATTGTTTCGACACTTATATTCTCACCTTTGGCGAGTTGGTTCGCTCGTTGCTTTCCGACTCCCGTACCACACGACCCCCACCCGTTCTTTTCAGCCCATTCAACCGCCTTCCTTGCGTTGTTCTTTACTCCGTCGGGGTAATCGTTATAAGACTCCATATCGACGCGCTGTCCCTCTTTATATCGCTTGTCCTTTTTGACGGTTGCCTTTGCGAGGTCGTATTTGTTGGTGAAGAATCCCTCGATTGAGAACCCTTTTACACTTCCCTCCTTCACGTACTTCTCCCAAATCGCATCGTTGTCGACCTTCATTGAGACCATCCACGTACCGACCGGCACATCGAGTCCATATATCCGGCTTTTATCTTGCTCTCCTTCGACGATCCAACTCTCGACAACGTGTAACCCGTTCAAGGTGTGCTCGTGTTCGAGGGTCGCATTCGCTTGGTTGCCGTTTTTGAAGTAGAGTTCCATCGCTCGTCGGACGGTCTTCTTTGAAAAATACACGTAATATTCTTCGTCCTCGCTTTTGCGATAGATGGGTTTATCGGGAATGAGTGCCGCACCCATGACGAGTCGCTTCTCGTTGTCTTGGGTTTTGAATTGGATCTGTTGGTTCTTGAGAGCTACGAAATCCGATTCGATAGCGGGTTGTTCGACGAGGGAGATAGCGTCGATTCCGTACATCTCCGCTTCTTCGTCAATTATGAGTTCAATTATATTCATCCTACTAATGATGCTTGATCGTTTATTCGTTGGTTTGCCTGTTGGCTGTTCGATACTTCCGATGCAATTACGTAACTCCTGAAGCCCGTTTGACCTGCTCCGGCTCCCAAGAAGCCGAGGTCGAGTTGTGGGCTTTCTGGTATGTTTCCTGTCGCTCCTCCTCCGGCATCTCCTGGAGGTGGTGGCGGTGTCCCGCCCGAGTTGAATTGGCTCTTTGCTATTGTAGCGATTTGAGCAACTCCGGTTGCGGCTGCAATTGCTGCACCCGGTAAACCTGCGGGAATACCAAGACCACCGACAGCCGGGTTTATTGCTCCGACAATTGCGCCCGCTGTGTTTATGATAGCCGTTGAGATTCCTATTGCTTTGTTTCGTTGGAACGCTTTCTTTTGTTCTTTCTCGGAGTCACCGGTAAAAGCATCATTCAAAGCAGATAACGCCCCAAGTGCTCGAGTCGCAAAGTCAATCCTCGATTCAAAAGCCGCTTTATTTCCTGCGATTTCTTTCGCTAAATTGTCTTCTTTAAGTTTTTGCTCTTCCTCAAGTAGTCGCTTTCGCTCTTCTGCTGACTCCTTTTCTTTAGCGATTTTCTCGTCTTCAATCGCGATGGCTTCTTGATTCAGTCCATAGATTGAAGTCATCAATTCCGTTTGTACGGCTGCGCTACTTTCTGCCGCTTCCGCTGCTGCAATCCTTGCCTCTGCGAGTCGGTCTTGTCGTTCGATTGAATCGCCTTGCACGGCAATCTCTCTTTGAATCAAAGCGACTTCCGCGTTTGCGATATCCATCCGCTCTTTGGCGAATTGTTGGTCAAGTTCTGCGGCTCGTTCACCTGCTGCGATGCGCTCCTCTATTGAGAGCCTTTCATCGTCCCGCTGTTGCTTGAGTTGCTCAATCTCTGCCCGTGCTTCAGCATATTGAACATTCAACTCTCGTTGTTGGTCTCTGAGTTTCTGTTGTTCTTGCGTGAGTCCTGTCGCGGCTTTGGTGGCTTTAGTTACCTCATCAACGTATTCGCTCGCGAACTCGGTCACCGCCTCAGCCGCTTCGCTGACTTTATCGGTTATATCCTCAACCCCGAGAACAACCTTTCCCGCTGCATCTGCGGCAACCTTTCCAGCTTCAGAGAATTTACCTTGAAACACAAGACTCACCGCTTCTCCAATTGCGGGGAGAAACTCCAAAATTCCTTCGAGCCTCGTTTGAAGGTTGTCTTTTATCGCTTTGCCTATTGCCTTGATGCTCTCAACAGGATTCGAAAAAGCGTCAATGATAACGCCCGCGAGAGGTTCAATCTTTTGGACAAGGATATTAAACGCAGCACCGACAGCCGAAACAACAACTTCAAACGCCTCCGCGATCTTCTTGTTCTCCGCCATCTTTGCGGTAAGCCCTGCAATAAGCCCAATGAGCGCGCCAATACCGGTCGCAGCGATAGCCGTCCCCAAGGCTTTGAATCCTGTCGCGCCAAGCTTACCCGCTGCCTTTAGACCCGTCCCAATCTTCGAAGTGTTCTTCGATGTTTTATCGAGTTGGCTATCGACTCCCTCAAGCCCCTTTTGAATGTCGCTGAGTGATTTCGTTACCTCGCCCGTGTCCGTTTGGAACGTTAAGAGTATATCTTGAGAATCAGCCATGTGATGAGTTTATAAAGAAGAAAAGCAAGCCCCGAGACGTAACCAATAGCGAGGAACCAATCCAACGCCTTGAACCAAAACGGGACTTTTACCTTCTCGCCTTTGTTCTGGAGTAATTGGATCGCTTCTCCTATATAACGATGATTGTCAAGATTCCTCATTGTTCAAAGTCTTGGTAACAACGCTGGGTCGTTGTATTATATATATAACCGTATTTGGTGCAACAAGATGAGAAGTTCGGGCTGAGTTGATACAAGAGCGTCCCTGCTGCGTTCTGAAAACGAATCTGACCATCGGCTTTGTTGATTGATACAGGGAGCCAAAAGCAATCTCGAATGTCTCCCAAGACCTTGAGCATCTCCACCTTCACGAGGTCATCGCTTGTCGCATCATACGAGACCGATAGAATCCTCCAATACGTGTCTTTGATGTATATCTTGTCCGAGAATTCGAACGTCGCTAATTCGGAGCGCGTGAGACGGAAGAAGGCTGTGAGCTTTCGAGCATCCGAAGAATACAACTCATTCACGAATGGTCTCCAATATTGATAATAAAGCGTATTTAGTGGGTTGGCTTGGACGCTATGAAATGGACGCTCCGCACCGAATCCCAGGTCTTCACTTGTTATCGTTGCGTTAAGTGCGGAGAACTGCGAAAAGGCGGGATATTGGGTGTCTGTTGTGGTCTCGGTGTTTGCGTCGTTCTGATAATATATCGTCCCATTGATTTGACTATTCCAAAACGCCAAACGCGGAAGCGGGTCTTTAATGGTCTTGTCGGTTTGTTCGGTATCCACGAGCATCCGATGCACCGCGTATTGCGTGCCGGGAATATATGAAGCGACATGAGGTGCAAACGGTGTTTTGATTTCCTTCGTTCCTGAAGCGAAGTCGTTCACTGGGTCATCGACTCGATACCTTCCATAAACCCGCGAAGCATTTTTGAACACCAAATCGTTGACAAGGTCTTTTCCGTTGGTATGCGTCCAATCGTATTGCCTCGCTTGAAGGTCGGTTGTTGGTGCGATAGTGATGTCTTTCGAGAGGTCGATCTTATTCGTCCAATCCTTCGAAGCTCCGCTCGCCATGTAATCGTTGAACGGCTCAATCTCGAGATGTTTCGCGTTGTTGCGATCCGGAATGAATACAAGGTTGAACATCTTCTGAAGCCCTGACACGAAGTCGATTTGCTTCATCTGTGGCATATTGGCGGCAACATCTACGGTCTGTCCCGAGATGGGGTTTGTTACTGAAACGATTTCTAGACTCGTTTTCTCTTGACCAAATCCCGCACCCGTAAAGGTGACATTGTGACTCCCTCCCGTGTTCATTTTGTACTCAAGTCGTAGGGTATCTCCAGCATTCAAAAAGACGCCCTCCGAACTGAGGAGGAAAGAATAAAAATTCCCGTTAAAGACTCCTCCCTCTTCATCTTCAATTGGTATCCATACAGGCGTTCCATTTACAGTGACCGCGATTGTTATTTCGTGGGAAGTATCGCTCATTTCTCCAAGCACATTCAATCGCAAGCGATATCTCGCCCGGAATGGGGCTGTATATGTGTCGGTTGCCCAACGGCTCCCGGTGTCAAAAAATGGCGTTGTATCGCTCAGGGTTATTGGATAATACGTGTTGGAGCTTGCGGGAGTGAGCGTTGTGTCGCTTTGAAAACCAACAAGCAACGTGTATCCGTTTGGGTTTTCTGTTCCCTGAATTGATAAATCTCCATTGTATAGAGCGAGATACGTGTCATCAATTCTCGACAAGAAATTCGATGTATATGTGAATCCCGCGTCCGTCATTATCTCCTCAAACAACTTGGAGGCTTGGAAGTATGGTGTAAAGTCTCCGTGTTCGAGTGGTTCGGTTGAAGTCCATATATTCGAAGAAGTCCAATTCTGCCCCTTGTCCGGCAGACCGTAACGAATTACGCCACTGAACAAATTTGCCGACCAACTCTCCTCAATCTTCGTTGCGTTCAACGGGTGATCATATGCGGACAAATCGAGGTCGGTAAGCATCGCGTCCCCGATATCCCGTGAGAGGTTAGCCGTCTCACCGAATACCGCAATCTCCACGTCTGCATATTTGCCCTTCTGCACGTATACCGCTTTTACCTGGGCAAAGCCTCGCATGACCGGAATCGTGTTGTAAGTGAGTTCCGCATCGACTTTGACCTTTGGATCCCATGTCGTAATAAGACCGAACTCATTCACTGCCCCGAAGTAATCTTGGTTCTTCTTCGTGAGTGGTACGCGGAAGGTCTGCGAGAAGCTCGATGATGAAGCGTTGATATCCTGTATATCCGAGAACTGATAACTCAGGTTCACCGGCTCATTCTCGTAGAGTTCAATCTCGTTTCCTGCAAGGGTGAGTCTTAGCATCGGATGGTTTGTGCGAGTTCTACATTGAACGAAGTGATGAACACCTTCGAGACGGTTTCCTCTTCGATTTGCATCGAGTTGGTTTGGATCGTAACCGGAACCCAAGTGCCGTCGATTCGTGCCATGACATTCTTTGACCTCATGCAATACTGCATCAAGGTGACCTCCTCAATTGTCAGAACGCTGTTGAGTTGATAGGTCTCTTTCGCTTCGAGTTGGTACGGCTTAATTTGTCGTGCGCTGGAAGCGAGCTCGAATTGTGAACCGGTATAATCCCCGACAATCTTTCGGTATGTCTTCTCCTCGCGGGTTACGGTCTTTTGTTTCTTCCCATCAAAGCGGAGATAATCCCACCCGCCCCGAGTATTTGCCCACCCCAATTGAACAGGTTCGTTCTTGGTGTTCCTGCAATTGTTACGAATGCGGAGGATGTTTCCTGTTTGCGCTGAATCGGTTGAAGGGACAATATCGTAATGACCCCAACCCCCCGTTACCGCATTGAGAGCCGCTGTAATTGCACTCAAAGATGCCGGATAAACATAGGCATATAAAAGGCTTGCATCGTTGTTTGAATCGTTCCAAGTGGTGGTCGGAACGAGACCCCCATTCGTGGAGTTCACGATATATGTCAAGGTATCGTCAAGGCTTCCGGCTGTGTCGTAGGTGTTTATGAGGAACCGAGTAATAAGTGAGCCGGTATCGTCGCTATTGATGAAAGCTGCAACCCCGTTATCTTCGATGCCTGCACTCACTTCGATGACGTTGTTCACGGGTATGCGATCCGTCAACCAAACTTTCTTCGTTGAAGCCGTGCCGTAATAATCCGAAAAGGAAGGGTCTAACCCTTGCGAGAGTTGTTCGTATCCGTCAAAGTGGTAATAGTATGAAGACTCGTCCTCAGCCAATGTTTCGGTCGTGCCGTCAAAGAACCCAACCAGCACCCGATAACGCTTCATGTTATCATTCGACCGAGTGAACATCTTGTTATGGAACGTATGAATCGTGTTCGTCGTGTTGTATTTCAAAGAATCCACCTCAAGCCGTCCCTCTATGACTTCGGATAAATCAAAGAAAGCGAAGGTCGCTGGGTTCGGAGTCAAGTAAATTTTCGAGATGATGGTTCCGTTCTCTTCAACCTGCACGATATATCGGTAATCATCGGTAACGGTTTCATTTGGTCCGAGGGTGAAGAGTAGCTTTCGCCCTGCGGGGATCCACCTGTCTGCGGGTGCTGCTTCGATTTGCGCCATTAGTTCTTTATCGTTATGTTTCCGAGGTTTGCTTTGAATTTACCCGCGATATCTTCCGCGAATGCCGCTCCTAATTTCTTGGTGTATCGTTTGCTTACCGCTGTATATGCTTTCTCATAAAAGCGAAGTCCCACAATTCCCTTACGTTTGACCGCGCGACCAAGTACATACGCGAGAGAGTCTGCGCTTTGCTTTTTGAATCGCCCTTTTTCGTCGCGTGCTTTGATGCCTTTGGCGCGTATCCAACTCTTTAAAGCGGTGCGATGTTTACGGGATGGGTTCTCGAACTTGTATGAATAGGGCGACCCTTGATTCTTGCGCGTGCCGTTGACTCCAAAATGAATGAACGGAGCGTACTTCTTCGCCTTGCCTTTCGCTCCGAAGGTGATTTCTCGAATCTCGTTCCCACGAACGCGGACGCGGTAATTGAGAGACCGCTTCAGTGTACCCGTTGCGACTCCGTAGTTCTTATTCTTGCCGATCCTACGCCCTCCAAGGTGCCTCTTTGCACTCTTGAGGATGTCATCTGCAAACGCGATCAGTGTCTCGTTGACTTTGCTCATATCCCCGCGCGTTCGGATGCCTTGCGGCAATGGTTCTCCTCGATGCTATTGAGTAACAGAGTCAGCCATAAACCGAGACCCGTGAGTGTTCGTTCTCGTTGGTTGGCTCCCAGGACAGCCGAAACGGAATGATTCCCGAAAGGAACCCCCGAATCCATTAGAAGCCGATTGAGGAACTTTGACGCTGTAACCGATACAATTATCGACACGTCTCGAAAGAGGTCGTAAATAGCCCTCCAAATGCTTCTGAGGATATCTGAGGTAATAAAGTAAAGAGACTCACCAACCGAGTAAACAATCCCAACGGGGATCGCTACGATTGCGAGAACCAAGAGGAGCAGGATTTTAATTGCTTTCATATCGTCGTGCCAAAGAGAGTTAAGAATTCGAGCAGGTCGGCAATTGTCACATAGCCGTCACCGTTCAAATCATACGTGGGATTATACTTCGTTTGTGTGCCGAAGTAAGCCAACCAAGAGAGGAGATAATATATATCGATTGTCATAATTCAGGGTCTTCAGGGAACCAACCATTCTCTTCCATGTACTCTTGATCTCGAACGGTGGTATCGCTTGGGATGATATAACCGAACGGGAACTTCTGATTCGTTTGGACAAATGCAGACAGGGAGAAGCGTTCATCGTTCGACAGCTCAGGAAAGCAAGCCACAAGGCGCTCGAGCGTTGCCGCTGGGTGTACGTTTATGAGATACTCGGTGTCCACCTGCAAAGCGTTCTGTACTCCGTCAGGGTGTACCACGATACCGAACACGGCTGAATCGACTTCCCACTCTGCTTGTATGAGAACGGGACGAGAGATGTTGTAAAGCTCACGCGTGATTTGCTTTGCTCGTGCTTCGCTTGTTTGCGTGGGCGTTGGTAGTACTATGATATAGCCGTTCATATTGTGATGTCGTAGAAGGTTGCAATGTTGCTCTCGATGTTCGTGCGGTAGTCGGATTGGTCGGAGAAGTACAGCACTAGTTCCTGCATTGTTCCATTCATAAAGAACGATGAGGCGCCCAATTGCACGCCTATCAATGCGTTAGCGGTTGCTGTTGTATCTGTTCCGCTGACCAATGTTCCGCCTGTGCCGTCTATGTATGTGGTCAAATTTGTGCCGTCGTATTCGCCTGTTACAATTTGCTGTGAAGCTGTGTAAGCTACAGATGAATCTGCCGCGTCCGTGCTTGTAAAGACCGTGCCATTATTAATGAACAGCACGCGCGTTCCGTCGTCGTTTGAATCTCGTAAATCTACAAGCGATTGCAAAGCCGTTGTTGTTGTTGGTGCAGCAACACCCGTGTAAAGAAAGCCTGAAAGCGTGCCTTGGTTCAATGATGTGTTAAAGTAATCATCCGTCCCGTCAAACTCAACCGCAGGCTTCCCGTTCTCCGTCACCACGCCCGTACCGCCGTCATAAATCTTCGGCATTGAACCCGTGTTCGTTTGCACCGCGTCATTTGAATTCCCGCTTTGACAATACCACTTCGAGACAAAACCATCGTTTGAACCACAGTGGTCAGCCAGTGCAACCCTATTTAACTCACCGAATACATCGAAGCCGATGTCAGCGTAGCTGCTCCCGTTGTAAACCTCTACCGCTGAGCCTGTGTAAGCCGTGCGAAGTTTACGCAGTGAATACGCGGCTGCTGCTCCCGTGTACGTGTCGAGCAGTGGCGTGTTTTGGGTGAAGTAGTCGCCGATGTTGGATTCGATGTCGGTGCGGACGCTGGATTTGTCGGAGGCGTAAAGAATAACCTCTTGCATATTTCCGTTC